CCACATGAGAACCAGACGGCTATCTTCATTGGTAATCCTCCAAGGGGTCAATCTGGCCTATGCCATTGCAGACTTCGCATTCTTCCATGTGGCTTCCAAAGTCGCCGTGCCAAGTTGAGCTTTGGCGAACCCAAACATCGCGCTCAACCTCGCCTTCGCCATCGCATTCTGGGCAGTTTATCCAATCTTCCATAGTCTTCCTCCTTATACGTTTTTACATTTGCCTTCGTTGTCAGTGAACCACACATGGCCATCGTTTATAACCATGTGGCCAGCGCCAATAAGCGCATCTACAGCTTGCTTGTATGTAGAGCGTGGATTTGCCGCCGAGGACACCTTGCCTATGAAGTGATCCTTCAGCGTCTCCTCAGAGATAACCCAATATGTTCTCGGCTCTGGCCACCCAACCCCTCCGGGGTTTGGTTGCCCAACGCCCTCACCGCGCAACTGCGTAAACACCTTGCGAATTAGGACTTGGTTCTTGCCCTTGATGCGTGGCTTGTTGGCCTCTTCGATCTCGCTCTCAGTAGCCTGCACAACAGTACAAGTCGTAACGCTGTCACCATCCTCATCAACGCCAAGTTCAATGACGTTTAGCTTAAACTGGAATATAACGCCCGTTTCCATGTCACGCTGTTTCGTGGCTTTTGCCGTGCGCAGGCCAGTGTTCTCGTCGTAATCAAGCTCAATCTCTGTATCGGTCGCGGCGCGGAGGCTTGAGTGGCCACGCGCACCAGCAGCTTTATCCTTGCCGGAGTGGTGAACCACGTCCAAGTGTGCGCTTGTTATCTCGCGCAGCTTATCGCAGTTGCCAATAAACTTTGTCATGTCCTCTGGCGAGTTTTCATTGCCGCCAGCCATTGATCGGCTCAATGTGTCCACGAATATGCACTTCACTTGACCATGCTTCTTTGACACCTCACGGCACAGCTTCTCAAGCACGGACATGTCAACCTCGCCATCAAGCAAGTTGACTGGGGCAGGACGCACAGCCAGCTTGACGTTCTTATGCTCTGGGTATTTTTTCTTTAGCGCAACAACGCGATTGTGGAACGCCATGCCGCCCTCGGTTGCAAGGTACAAAACAGAACCTCCAATAACCTTGTGGCCATTCCACTCCTCACCGCAGGCTATGTGCCACGCAAGGTCAAGAGCGAAGAATGACTTGCCCACATTGGACGGGCCGTAGATCACAGACATTTGACCCTCGCCAAGCCAGCCCTTCACAAGATAGTTTCGGCTGAGTTGCGGTATCGCGTCTTCCGGCATGAAGATTTGATCCATGACGCTCTGCACGGTCAATGCCTTCTTTGCCGCTGCCGGACCTTGGTTTACCCATACGTCAGAGTAATCCCAGCCCTCTATCTCTGGCAGGATATACTCAACGCCAAGCTCAGAGAATGCACGCTCGCATTCTTTACGCCCGGCATCATCATTGTCGCCTGCAATAACAAGCTCGGCATCCGGCTTGGCTTGTTGCAGGTTATCAATCACGGCCAGAATGTTCCCTGCATTTAGAGCGAACACGCATGGCTTGCCTGTAGCCTCATGCACAGTCGCGGCTGTTGCCCAGCCCTCTGCAACATATGCAAAGTCTCGAATTGGCCCACCTATGACGCTGAAGTTACCAATCACGGGCAGCTGGTAGGAAAACTTTTTCTTGCCGTTGGCGTCAATGAACTGAGCGCCAACGCGCTTGCCGCGCACGTCAATGATTGGGATGGTCAGCGTATCGCCGTCAACCTTAGCATTATGCAGCTTAATCTTTTTCTTTTCGAGATACGGGTGGTCGCTCATAGCGTCACGCTCTGGCCAATCAATGTCAACTCTTGCCACCTCCAGTTTGGGCGTATGTCCGGGCTGTGGCCACAATGACATATCGCGCAGTCTATCCTTAATTGATTTGTAATCATTGCACTTGCGGCAGTTGACCATAACTTCGCCGTGGAACTCTTTGATCCAAAACCTATCTGTGCCAGCGCATGATGGGCATGGGCCGTGATACTCGCCCTGCGCAGTCTTTTTCAGCTCAAGATTGCGTATGATGCTGTGGCCAAACTCGCTCCATTGAGCGGCTGGGAACTTGCTTTCTGAGACTGTGTTCATAATTGGCCTCATTTCTTCTGATCTAAATGGGCTGACTTCTTGGCCAATCCCTTGACGTGAGGATTGTTTACGCCAGTCCGAGACTTGCAGTATTTAATGAACCTCGGCATATTGAGGTTCTCCTTTTGCGTACCCCATCTCAAATTGTCTGGCCTGTTATCAAGAGCGTTTTCATTGATGTGGATAACGATTGGCTTGTCTGCTGGTGGTGGTCCGTGGAATGCCTCACATATCAATCTATGAACTTTGTAATTTTTTCCCCTGTAGACGATGCCATAATACTTATGTCTAGCGGAGGATGATGCCTTGGTCTCAGTGCCTCTCACCCACCGTGTCTTGTACGTTCTAAATCCACCATTCGGCATTTGCTTCCTACTTTCTGGCCACTTCACCTCGCCTAAATCGTTGGCCAAGGCACCGGGTACTTGATTTATTGGTCGTGTCTGCATGAGCAAAATCCTCCTGCCCATGCAGATACATTAGAAATGATACGGTATCAAGCCTAAAAAGGTATCTCGTCCTCAACGAATGAAGAGTTTGACGCTGGTGTGGCAACCGGCATTGCGAATGGATCATCCACGGCTGCCGCTGGCGTTGCTGTAATGCTGGACGTAAACCCACCAGACACAGTATCGAACGGATCATCAGATCCTTGCATCTCTGCAAGGTCCAAGACCTGCACAGCTCGCAAGCGCAGTGACACGCCGTTTAGGCTACCTGTATTGTACGGCACAACAACGACTGCGACGTTGACCTTGCTTCCGCTGGTCAGCATGAAATCGTCCGGCAGTTTGTTGCGCTGAGCGTCAACTTGCTTTGGTGGCTGTGTCTTGTCGCCACCGTAAGCGCCTTTCAGCTTGCACTTGCCGATAACTTCACCGTCATCGTTGCGCTTGTATGGAAGCATTGATGGCTTCTCTGGCCATTTACGCTTTGTGTCTAGCGCCGCAGCGTTAGAATATGCCTCCATGCAGATGCGATGCAGCTCTTTTGCCTTCTCGTCGGACATTACAAAGCTCATCTCATATGCTGCACCGTCATCAAACGCATCGCATTTCACTGACTTGTTCTCATATGTGTCGAACTTGTAAGTGGAATTTAGACGCGGGTAACGCGCGGTGACTTCTGTAATCATGTGTTGCATTGTGCAACTCCTCTCAATGTTGTGCAGCACCCCTGCACTGGGATAAGTTAAAACGCCTCTTCACTGTCCATCCATGCGGGCAAGTGAATTGTGTTTAAGTCTGGCCACTTTGTGCCGTATTCATCTGTTTCGACCGCCTGCTTTATGTCAACCAGAGCTGAAAGCATACGGTTGTGAGCGTGGCGCAGGTACATCTCAGAAAGCTCATGGCACGCAGTCACATGCGGCGCGTCTTTCTCTATGCAGATAAAGATAAAATTCTCAACACGAATGCCGTTCAGCTTCAAAACGTGCATATAAAACGCAGCCTGCAAGTCGTAGCCGAACTGACGAACAGAGCGCTCAAAGCCTCTGGGTGACGCATCCTGTGTTGTCTTAATGTCCAGCACTATGCCCGCCTTGCGCAAAAGACCATCTGGGCGCGTCTTTAGGTCAATGTCAATGTCTGGGTCAGTGGCGAAGAACGAAGCCTCGGCCAGCATGTCAGGGTTTGTCAGCAAATGATTTGCCATGCGATTTTGCAGGCAGGCGTCTGCCATATTGTTTGCCAGCGTATAATCAGCCTCAGTGAGCAATATCTTGCCAGCTGCATCGCACTCCTCTTTCAGATCAGACCACGCCTTGCCGCGCCGTGTCTCAGGCCCACGCACAATCAAGTCTTTCTCTGGCTCAAGCAACATGGCATGCACTGCGCTGCCCAAGGCAAAGGCCGGGCTATCCTTGCGCTCTGCGCCAAACAGATGCGCAATGCTTTTGTTTGCTGCGGTCTTAACTGCCGTTGAGCCAAACGCATGATGCGCGTGATACTCTTCGTTCGTCATATCTTCTGATTTGATGATTGTCATGCTTTCCTCCATTTCCTCATTGTTCGCATATGTATTATATATACTCAAGCATAAAGTGCAACTAAGATTAAAAAAAGTTTTCAGTTGCGCTTTTGTTAAGGGGGTAATGACTTCCCGAAGTTGTTACCCCCTTAACGGACAGGTCCATCACACAACCTCAATAAATGTCTTGGCCGAAGCCGCCCACAATATTATGGTAGGCCTTTGCTGGCCTACGCGATTGAACACGTCAGCCTTGGAAATCCTGCCCGCATTAAATAGGCGCATGGCAGAGTTACCCGCTGTTTTGTGGTCAACCTCGAAATAATCCGCAAGCTCTGCCGTCGTGTAATACCCGCCAGCAAAAATGTAGCTAGCAATATCTGCGTCCAACGCTTCTTGATTTAATGTTTGCGATTTATCTATGATTGATTTTTCGCAAACTTCTTCATCCGACACATCACTCTCAACGCTACGCTGCAACCTCACAGCCTGCCAAGGCGTGCCTTTGTCTGACTTGTCTTGATAATTAGGCACAAGCACAGCGTGAATTTCATCGCCCGGAGCAAGGTCAAAGCCATCGGCAATGTGAACCGGGATGAAGACCTGACCTTGTGTTTCCGTATCGCAGGCGAATGCAAAGCCGTGAGCGTGCGCGTTTGTTATGATGATTTTGTTCATTTTCTTTCCTTTAGTTTTATGCTGCGGGCAATGCCCCACAATTTCTCAAGCGGCAATAGATTTTCCTGATCCATTGCCCAACCTTTGCCGTGGCCAAGGTCAATCTCATATGCCTGATCCATAAAATGCGTCTTGGGAATGTATCCCACAACGTGCATCCGGTCAGGCGCTTGCTGGCACACCAGAATAGAACAGTCAGCCTTGAATGCCTCGCGCTTCTTAAACAGCAGCCGCCCGTTGGGGTAGAACGTGGCCTTCACGTCAACGGAAATATCGTCAAGCCATACGTCTCGGCCATCATCTACGCCAACGGCGTGGATGTGGTCGAGATCAAACACCTTCGACACGGCAAGCTCTGCCTTGACGCCCAGCAAATCAAGATCAGCGTCAGACCTACCCTTGTCCCTGCGCTGATTAACAACGCCAGAAGCTCGGGCTAATTGCCAGCGCATTGCTGCGGCCTGATTGCATTGCGCAACCTCTTTTGGCGTCAGGTGTACAAGCATAGCGTGTCCTATCTAAAATGGCGGCTCTTCGTTTGGATGCGCCGGAACCCAACCCCCGAAAGGTTCCGGCGCGACATTGGTCTGAGATTCCCGCAACTGCACAGCGGGGCCGAACATTTGCATCAAGAACGTCGGCAGATACTCAGACCAAATCACTTGCGAGCCTTCGCGGCAGCTTGCGCAAGAAACTCGTCAGCGGCTTTGGCTGCGCGCTCATCGCCGCGCAGGTCGTGCCTGAGCATGACCTTCGCAGTAGATTGCGCAAGAAACTCGTCAGCGGCTTGGGCTGCCCGCTCATCACTGCGCAGGTCATACTCAAGCATGACGCGCTCAACAGCCTCGAAAATAGAATTGCGAACATCGCTTGGCATACCGTACTCGTGGAATATTGAGCATATGATGCCGCCAATCTCGGAGCTTGTGAGATTATGCGGCAATTCCCCCACAAACTTGGTGACCATATCGACTAAAAGTTTATGTGAATTGCTCATAGCCCCTGCTCCTCTTTCTCAAGCACAATGCTAATGATTGAGCGGTGAATGCCGGTGTCGCCATTCAGGTCAAGCCCATCCTTAATAAGCGCGGCGTGTATCTTGCGCCGGGCAGAAACAGATGCGCGGCTGAGGCGCGTTTTCTGCGGGTGCTGCCAATCCCAAAACTGAGCAACACCCATATAATCCGGCGAGCCAACAAACTCGCGGTCAATCTCTGTAATCTTGCACAGAGCGTTGAACGTCACGTCGGGCAATCCTACTTTAATGCTCATCGACTTCGCCCTCCCATGTGATGCCATGCTCGGCAAAGCGTTCCATTTGGTATTTGTTGGGCTTGGTGCGCTTCAGTGTTGAAATGCGGCTTGATAATGTATGAAACATCTGGGCTTCGTCAAAGGATAATCGCCCAGCATCGCCAGCTTCATCCCGTAGGGCTACAGATAAAATAAGTGCCAAACTAGAAATTTCGCACTTTTCTTTGCACTCTGAATGGTGCCAGCCCCAATCATTTCTCAAAATGTCAGAATAGCGACAAAGGTTTACTACATCTCGATATGCAAAATGCATCAGGTAATGTACGTCCTCAGACATGGACGAGCTTGCATAATGCAGCTCGCTTAATGCTTCGGCCTCTTCAGCATCGAAATCAGCAACAATATCTGCGCGGTCAAGCATGTTTTGCTTGACGCCCTCCCAAAATGCAATCTCTTCTGCGGATGGTTTGGTATCGTTTGTCATTTGTTAAACTCCATGTTTGTGTTGTGCCACCAGTATTCGCATATAAAAAACACATGCGCAAGTATATTTTTCACTGGCTCCCCATATTGTAAACATATATAAACAAATCAAATGGAAAGGGTGGATAAAATGTCAGACAAAAAACGCTTGATTAACTTTGCCGAAGAATATGACCGGGTAATCTCAGAGGCTGCGCGCAGGTCCGGGCTATCGTTTAGCGCGTTCTGCCGTAGTGCAGCGTTAGAAAAGGCTGCAACAATCGTGCAGCATGTAGACCAGCCGAGGGTTGATTGATGCTGATTTACGGATGTGATCCGGGCTTCACCGGGGCCGTGGCGTTATACTGGACCGACACGGGCAAGCTCGAAGTGCATGACATGCCAACCGTGAAAAACACAAAAGGTAAAACGGTAATAAACTGCCCGGCACTATTGGACGTGCTACAGAACGAAAGCGGCGAGCGTTGCCTTGCCGTAATTGAGCAGGTGGCCGCCATGAAAGGTCAAGGAGTGTCTAGCATGTTTCGCTTCGGTGAGGGCTTTGGCATGCTGCAAATGGGATGCGCCGCAAACAAGCTACCCGTGCAATTTGTGACGCCAGCAAAATGGAAGGGCTTCTTTGGCCTGAGCCGTGACAAGGGTGTTTCTCGCGGCTTGGCGATGCAGCGCTTTCCAAATAACGCTGGCGATTTTGGCAGGGTCCGAGATGACGGAAGGGCCGAAGCGGCCTTGCTTTGCCTTTACGCGGCAGAAAATATGGTTTGAGCGGTTTGGGGTGGCTGTATTAAATGTGTATTAATTGCAGGGCTATATAAACAAGGGGTTTTGTGGTGTGTTTAGTACAATTAATACAAATTAATACAGTAATTCATACAATGGGCGTATTTTGTATGAATGTATTAATACGCCTTTAGGCGTAATTAATAATACATTCATACACCCGAGATACAGGAGTTTAATATATGGCCTTTGATGGTAGAGCATGGATAGAACAAAAGATAAAAGAAGGCCGGGCGATTGTACGTCCTGTAGGCTATCATAAAGGGGCCGAGCCGTTGCAGGGGTTTGGATCAAGGCTTGACGCTTGCCGGGATTTAGGTGAGCTGGAAGGCTTCGCCAACCGGCGCAAGTTTGATCCGACTTTGCCAAAGTGGAATGCAAGCGAGCGTGATGCAATCTTGCGCCGCAAATTTGAGATGGAGAATAGCGGGAATGAACGACGCAAGAAAAAATGACCAAGGCAAAGAGCCAATCGAATTGGTTGCGCCGGAGTTTATATTTGGCACGGCGCGGGTGCTGGGCTTTGGCGCGGATAAATACGCTGCGCGTAATTGGGAAAAGGGGATGAGGTGGGGGCGCGTGTTCGGCGCGTTGATGCGTCACCTCTGGGCTTGGTGGGGTGGAAAGACTGCAACGCGGAATTTTGCGTTCAGCGAGCTGGATAGCGAAACAGAAGTTTCGCACCTATGGCACGCCGCGTGCTGCCTCATGTTCCTGATTGCGTATGAGGAGCGCGGCACGGGCGAGGATGATAGGCCAGAATAGGTCTAGGGCTTGATCTAAGCCCGGTTTGAGGGCTAGAAAGGCTTTGCGGGTACTTCTCCTCCCAATCACTCGCAAACTAGCTCGGCACGGCCCCAAAACGTGCCGGGCGTCTTTTTACAGGAGCCGGGCCAATGTCTTTCCAGATTGATTTTCGCATGATGCTCACTTGCGAGGATACGGACCAGCAAGAGATTGTGACGGGCGAATTGATCGACCACGTTGAGGAGCAGCTATCGGCTGGCGTACCTGTTGAGCGGGTTATGCAAAGTCTGGCTGAGGTGATACTGGAGATCCAAGACATGATAAGCCCGGAGGGTGAGACTGTGCATTAAAAAAGCCCGGCGCAATGGCCGGGCGTTTTGTTATGGGTTAAAGTAGATCGCAACTAGCGTGATGGTCAGCACGGCGACATAGATTGCGGCAATCTGCCAATCCTGTTTCTGCATCATGCCGCCTCCTCTTCGCGCTCTTCAAATATCTCCCATAGGCGAGCGCATATCCGCGCGTTTATCTCGCCATATGCCATGATGCAGGCAATATCGTCGTATGACTTGCCATGCTCGCCGCCATAGCATTCAGAGAAGAACTCTTCGCCTTGGTCAATGTTGCAGTTTTGGCAAACCGCATGGGCTTTGGCGTAGTAGATAACATGCTCTGAGCCGTCCGCGCTTTCATGCGCCCAATCTATAGCCTGCTCAATGTCGCTGGCGTCGCGTGCAATCTCTTCGGCAATGTCATCGCAGTATTGTGTGAGGTCATAGTCTTGCATTGTCTTACTCCATGTTTGTTTGTGTTGTGCTTACTGTATATGTGAAGCATATGCGCTGCGCAATAGTGACGTTACGTCACAAACTGATTTACCTACCCACAACACAGAGCGCGACACTGACACACAAGCGCGCTCGCGTATCGCATTGGCTGGCCATGTGTCAAGATTGGGGCAACAATGTGTCAACAATGTGGCACAATGCTTAACATGTTAAACAAGTGCTTGTTTATATAAAGCGATGCTTATATGCCCCCCCCCGGTCAACGATTTGCCGGGTAGTGTTATTATTATACAATCCACACACACGGGTGCCACCCCGCCCCACCCCTTGCAATTCACACCCCAAACAATGTAAAAAAAATATAAAATTGGAGTAAAGCAAATGGCAGGCAAGGCATTACGCAGGCGCATACTTGACGACATCAAGAAGCAAGGCGGCGCTGAGTACATTTTTGACCAAGTGGCATCGGGCAAGACTATGACGCAGCTTGCGGCAGACTATGGGTGCAGCCGCCAGTATTTCAGCACGTCAATCAACTCCATACCTGAATATGCTTCTGTGCTGGCTAGGGCAAAGCAGGAAGCAGCAGACGCGCTGGTTGAGGAGGGCTTGGGCATGGTTGACGCGCTTGACGGCGCTAGCACCACGTCGGAGATTGCGGCCACGCGTGAGAAAGTTCAGTGGCGCAAGTTTATGGCTGGCTCGTACAATCAAGAGCGTTACGGTAGCAGGCCACAGACAAACGTGACCATATCTGTGAGCGACATGCACTTAGACGCGCTGCGCAAAGTTAATTCTGATCTTGCCGCGATTGATGCAGAGGATCGCCAGCGCGAGGCCAGCGCAATTGACGTTGATTATGAGGATGTCACGAATGAGCAATGATAATCCGCTTGAGGAGTTTGTGCTGCGTTACCGCGATGACCCTGCGTTATTTGTGACTGAGGTGCTTGGCGCGACGCCATACGACTATCAGGCTGAGTTTCTCAACGCGCTGGCGAACGGCGAGCGCAAGATGAGTGTGCGCAGCGGTCACGGCACAGGCAAGTCTACGACGGCCAGCTGGGCTATGCTTTGGTTTGTTCTGCTGCGTTTTCCGAATAAGGTTGTGGTTACGGCCCCCACGTCTGGCCAGCTGTTTGATGCGTTGTTTGCGGAGCTGAAGCGCTGGATTAATGAGCTGCCGGATCAGCTTAAAGTGTTGCTTACGGTCAAGTCAGACAGGGTTGAGCTAATGGCTGCTCCGAGTGAGGCTTTTATTTCTGCTAGGACAAGCCGTGCAGAGACGCCGGAGGCGCTGGCTGGGGTACACTCGGAGAATGTGCTGTTGGTTGTGGATGAGGCTTCTGGTGTGCCTGAGAAGGTGTTTGAGGCTGCTGCTGGCTCTATGTCTGGCCACTCTGCTACTACGATTTTGCTGAGCAACCCGACACGTTCATCTGGCACGTTTTTCGAGAGCCAGACGCGCATGGCATCTAGCTGGTGGACACGGCGCTGGTCATGCGTAGATAGCCCGCTTGTGTCTGAAGAGTTTGTTGACGAGATGCGTGCTAGGTATGGCGAGGATAGCAATGCGTTTCGCATTCGCGTTCTTGGCGAGTTTCCCATGGCGGATGACGACACGATTATTCCGTTTCACTTGGTTGAGAGCGCTATTCGCCGTGATATTGAGGTAACAGAGGATGAGAAGCCTATTTGGGGCTTGGACGTTGCGCGCTTTGGTGCGGACAAGACTGCGCTGTGCAAGCGGTATGGCAATGTTGTGACAGAGATTACGTCATGGCAGGGCTTAGATTTGATGCAGACCGTTGGGCGTGTGATGGCCGAATACGAAGGCTTAGCGCCTTCTATGCGGCCAAAGGAAATACTTGTTGACAGTATTGGCGTTGGCGGCGGTGTTGTTGATAGATTGCGCGAGCTTGGCGCTCCTGTGCGTGGTATTAATGTTGGCGAGGCTCCGGCCATGGGTAACACATATATGAACTTACGCGCAGAACTTTGGTTTAAAACAAAGGGTTGGCTTGAGGACAGGTCGTGCAAGCTACCGAATGACGATCAATTGCTGGCAGAGCTAACGTCAATACGCTACGGCTTTACGCCCGGCGGCAAGATGAAAGCTGAGAGTAAGGACGAAATGCGCAAGCGCGGCCTTCGTTCTCCAGACCTTGCTGACGCGTTATGTTTGACGATGGCCAGCGATGCTGCAACTGCACTGTCTGGCGCTATGTCAAGCTGGACGCAATCAATTAAGCGCAATTTGAAAGGTATTGCATGAACACAGTTCCGTTTCACCGACTGTCACCCAAAATGAAAAACATCCGTATGAATCAATGGATTAAGGCTTACATTGGCAAAGGTTTAACGCTTGAGGATGCGCAATATGCAGCAAGATGGCGTGCCGGGCATTGGAAGCTAAACGCGCGTATGGAGAAGGTGCTAGAAGGCATCAAGGATGTGTGATATGCAACCTGCGTGGCATTATCAGATAAACTGTGCTAATGTGCAGAAAAATGAGGATTGACATTATGACACCATGTAAAGGCTGCCCCACCCCCGCTGGATGTAAGCGCGCAGGCAAGTGCTTGTCTAAAAAATACGGTAAATAAGTTATGGGTATTTTTGATTTCTTAGGCGACATTTCATCAAAGCGCAGCAAAGAGCTTGGCCTTGGCGGTTTGCAGTCCTTGCTAGGCACACGCGGAGCAGCGCAAGCTGGCGCGATTGGCGATGAGATGATTGGCATTACGAACAAGGATAGCTTGCCGGGTTACTTTAACGAGCAGACCCGAGAGTATGTGCCTTGGTACGTTGATTTGTTTGACGGTGGTGGCTTGAACAAAGCTGGCACTGTAGCGGAGCAAGAAGCTGCGCAGTCTATGACTGTAAGCTCTAGACCCGGCGGCGCACCTATGGCCCAGCCGGGCTTGCTACGCCCTCGCGCGCGTCAAAACCCGTTAGAGCCGTTTGGCGGCGCTGGCCCGACTATACC